TGTTGATAGGCGTTTAGAAAGACTCAAGATTCAAGAAGCTTATATCTCAAGGAGAAATGTTATCCAGAATTATTATTATTCTCGGATGGCGTTTTATACTGCTTTGAGTTGCTCTGGATTAATTTCCATTTTATTCATATGTAGTAAAATATGTGTGATCTTTTTTGGAAAGAGTATTGAATCTAAACGTGACGTAGCTACTGAATTGTATCTACCTGAATTCAAGAAGACCAATAGTGATGACAAGATTAGATATCATTTCATTGCACGACCTGATCATACTGCTGATACAACTACACGACGAAATGCTATGGACTATATTAGTAAGAAATTATTGATCGTTCAAGTACAAAATCGTGATGGTTTCTTTCAGCAAGTAAGTGGAATTCCAATGGGTTCAGAAGTTTTATTACCTGCTCACGCTATTCCATCTAAGGGATTATTTGATGTGACTATTTGTGCTGATCCTTCGAAACGCACTTCTGAATATAAGTCACTTCAAATCCCTCAAGATTCTTATCGTCAGTTACGATCTCGTGATGGTCGTTTAGTAGATTGTGTTCTTTTGAATATTGCTAACATGCCAACTCAAGCTGATTTGTCTCGATACTTTACAGGAGGTCAACAACCTCTTGAAGGTCCTGGACAAGAAATTTATAAGATGATAGATGGTTCATGTGAAGTAATTGATTTACGTCTCTCTACTCCTGGGTGGTTAGAGACTATATCATATCCTACTGAACGCGGTACTTTTAGTAAATATCCTGTGTTAAAGTGTACTTCCCAATTTAAAGTTTCTGAAGAAGGAATGTGTGGTTCTCCTATCGTTTCTGAAGACTCGAATTGTATTTTAGGAATGCATGTCGCAGGTTCTAAGACCACTACTTGGTATGCTTTGCGAATTACTAAAGATATGATTGATAATGCCCATGATTTATTGGTTGCAGAATCTTCATGTTTTGTTTCTCATCCTACTCCTGCTGAATTTGTCGTAAAAAACAATTTAATGGGATTCGATTTTGATGATGAGATTAAAGATTTAGCAGTAGAACAAATTGGAGCTGAAGTATCTCCGATTGAGCAAATAGGTTATATCAAAAAGAATGGTGAATTGTATGCTGATCGAGCAGAAAAACACTATTTTAAAAATGAAAACCCTAAGTTAGAAGAAGCTTTTGGACCTCGCACTACACAACCTCCTAAATTTCCAAATGGGAGTGAGCAAATTAATTCTACTTTGAAAAAATTGCACAATCCCAAGTTTGGAGTGCCCATTGATTTAATCAATAGGGCTGCACTAGATTATTTGGAGACATCTTTAGATGGTGCCAATTTTGACGGCATTATTAGAAGTTTGAAGGAGACTCGAGACGATTTCTTTACAGTACGCTCGATAGATGAAGCTACTCATGGAGATAATACTGGAATTGTTCGAGGTATTAACAATAATTCATCTGCTGGATGGATTTACGGCGGAAAGAAGACTAC